GGTTGTTATCACCGGAGCAAGATAACAGCTATGACATTCGCGGCATGATGCAAAAAAGTAAAAACTATTTACTAGCTGCGGAGACATCCCCGTTAAATTCACAAACTAATAACAGTGTTTTAAATAATTCAGCATTTAACCGCAATGTGCATGTGAATGTAGATTCAATTCAGGTACAAACACAGGCAACGGATGCACAAGGGGTTTCAAAAGCGATAGGCAAATCAATAGAATCTGAATTGTGGAAAGTAGTTAATTATTTCTCAGACGGAAGACACAATTAATGGCTATCGTTAATTTTAACCCGCTCGCAACTATACAGGCGCTGTTGCCGACAACGACTGTAGATACTGTCGCTATATTCACATCGGGCGGTACCCAGCTTTTCAAGAACGCGAGACCGTTAAAAGTTTTAGTGCGTGAACAAGCAAAAGTCATGGAACATCCGACAGAAACCGGAACTATTATTAGCGATCATAGGATAATACTGCCGATCGATATCGATATTTCTATACTAGTCACGTCCGTCGATTACCCTGATGTATACAAAGCGATAAAACAATATTACGCAAATGCAACATTGTTAACAGTTCAAACGCGTACCGGAACATATACTAATCAAGTTATTGCCGCGTTACCGCATCAAGAAGATGCGGATATTTACAATGGCATAACTATTGCGTTAAGTATGCGACAAATACGATTTGTTACACCGCAGTACGGAATAGTTCCTCAAAGTCCTACAGATGCAACAACCGTTGATCGAGGAACGCAACAAGGAACCGCTGCGACAAATACTGAAGTTAATTCCGCATTGTCTTCGTTTAATAATTTAAAGGTGGGATAGATTATGCAAGAAATTCCAATTGTGAATTCACCCAATCAATCACTGTCTTTAACGTTAGATAATAATCGATACGACATTCGTATACACGCGTGCAAAGATAATTCGGGTAATTTAGTGATGGCGTTTGATATTGCGATAAATGGGAATGCAGTAGTCACCGGTGTAAGAGCTGTTCCTGGTTTTCCGATTATTCCTTTTTCATATCTAGAAAATGGAAATTTCGCGTTAATCACTCAAAACGATGATTACCCGGATTACACTCAATTTGGTGTTACTCAGAATTTAATTTATGCAAGCCAAGTAGAATTGGATACGCTGCGTGGGATTTGATTTTCGGATAATAAGGGTTACTTTTGACATAGGTGGGACTATAAAAACCTATGCGAGTCCCTTTTTTATTACAGTTAACGGAACTAAGTATGGTAATCCTCTGCAAAATGAAGCAGAGATAATCATAGGTAACCTAGATAAAGACACACGTGATTATTTAGTCACGGCTTCATCGCCGTACAATCCTGATCCGAGGCCAAAATCAATTATTGTAGAAGCGGGTAGGGAATCTTATGGAGTTTCAACAATTTATGAAGGTAACATTGTTACATCTGTTGTGACGCAACCGCCGGATATTGGGATAGTATTAAAATGTCTAACCGGAAATTTTATTAAAGGTAACGTAATTTCACGCAATCAGCCGGGGCAAGCAACGCTTGGGCAAATAGCGCAGCAAGTTGCAGATGACACAGCGACTCTTTTAAAGTTTCAAGCCAAACAAAGAAATATTGCTAATTATAATTTCACAGGTTCCGCCCTGAATCAGCTTAAAGTAGTAGGTAATTTAGGCGGAATAAATATCTATATAGATGATAAAATTTTAGTAGTTAAAGATGCATTTGTGCCGCTGCAAGATACGTTAGTTGTAGTGAGCGCAGAAACAGGAATGGTCGGTATACCCGAATTTACAGAGCAAGGTATACGTGTTAAATTTTTGTTAGATACACGTGCGGTACTAGGTGGCGGATTGCAAATAATTAGTAAACTTTATCCGGCGGCGAATGGTATATATGTTATTTATAAATTAGGTTTTCAGATATCTACACGGGAAACACCGTTTTACTATGTAGCTGAAGCAGCGAGATTGAGAGATAACCCATGACTATTAATAACGTACCGGATATTGATCCCGCAAATAATGGTAGTCTCCCAGGCGTTTTGCAATTTGCTTTTTCTAAAATATTGCAAAATGTCGACGGCATGCTACCCGCGCAAGTTATCAGTTATGACCGCACTGCAAATCGCGTTCAAGTCCAGTTACTCATAGCTGTGATGACCACGGGGGGTGCGCAAATCACCAGACCTCAAATTGCCAGCATTCCGGTATTGTTACTCGGAGGTGGCGGATTTTTCTTAAATTTCAACTTAAACGCGGGCGACCTGGGCTGGGTTGTTGCGAACGACCGTGACATTTCTTTATTTTTGCAAAACTATACAAATAGCGCGCCAAATACGAATCGTGTTAAAAGTTTTGCGGACGGGGTGTTCGTACCGGATACCATGAAGGGTTACACGATCGCATCGGAAGATGCTTCCAACGCCGTTTTGCAAAATTTAGATGGAACTGTGAAAATAACGTTGGGAGCAGGACAGATAACTATTTCTGCACCGGTCGTTAACATAGATAATTTTAATAGCGGAACGATATCATTTATCACCCCCGCAACAGGTACTTTAAAAGTAACGGGAAACATAACAGCGACCGGTTCTATCACGCCGGATGTACCTTGAGGGATTTATGCAAACTTTATCAGTAAATGCAAGCAATGATATTTATCTAACACCGCAGGGAAATATCGCTATTGCGTATGATTTAACAGCTGTGTTGCAGAATTGCGAGCAAGCAGTTAAAACGCTGCTCGGTGAAATGGTTTTAAATACTGATCAAGGTGTTCCGTATTTTCAGAATGTTTTTACTGGCACGCCTAATTTACAGCAATTTACCGCAGCGCTTCGCGTAGCTATTTTATCTGTTCCGAATGTTTTAGAAGTTGTGACTTTAACCGCCGAGTTTTCAAGTGATATACTCTCTTATGCGGCGACTATACGTACAAGTTTCGGAACAGGAGTAATTTGACCACATGGCTGATGTTTACAACTACATAGCGTTGACTGGCGTTATCACAACGGATACCGGCGAGATTAATACCGAAGTTCAAAACGAATATAAATCGATTTTCGGGCAAGATTTAAATACGTCTCCTAACACGCCTCAAGGTATGCTAATCACGGCTGAAACATTGTCACGTGTAGCACTTGCAGATAATAACGCAGCACTTGCAAATCAAATTAACCCTAATTTATCCGGCGGTATTTTTTTAGATTCACTACTAGCATTGCTCGGATCTCAAAGAACAACTGCAACGTACTCAACCACTGTGTGCACGTTGACAGGTGTTGAAAATACGGTTATACCCGCCGGCGTACAAATATCAGATTCAAATGGCGATATTTTTCAAAGCATCGTGCAAGTCACAATACCGACAGGTGGGACGCTTACAGGTGTAGCTTTCCAGGCCGTGAATACGGGTTCTATTGCAGCGCCGGCTAACACACTTACTAGTATAATCAGTAATATTCTCGGCTGGGAAACGGTTACAAATACATCAGATGCAGTGATCGGTACGTCTACGCAAACAGATTCTTCAGCACGTTTATACCGACAAAATACGCTAGCAGCAGCAGGAATGGGTTTAGCTCAAGCTATTACGAGTGTGCTTTATGCAGTTCCTGGCGTAACAAGTTTAATTTTCCAAGAAAACGTGACGAGCACGACACAGGTTATAAACGGCATATCGATGGTTTCGCATTCACTATACACGTGTGTTGGTGGATCCGCATTTAATCTTAATATCGCTACGGCTCTAACAAATAAAAAATCAGGCGGTTGCGCATATAACAACGGCTTAGGAATTCCTGTTTCTCAAGTTGTAACTAATCAGTACTCAGGGCAAGCGATTACAGTGCTATTTGACACCCCGTCACTTGTTGCAATTGACATTATAGTCACAGTGCACGCGTTTACTTCTGTTGCAAATGTCGTGGCATCTGTTCAAAACGCGATATTGCAATACGCAGCGGGAGGCATAACAAACGAATCCGGCTTCCCGGTCGGGGGCGCCGTATCGCCGTTTCAGCTCGCAGGCGCGATAAATATTTTAGTGCCG